GAGGAATATTTACATTAGGAGCATCAGATGATGCTTGGAACGCAAGTGATGGAACATATGTAGCATATTGTTTTGCACCCATAAAAGGCTACTCAAAGTTTGGTTCTTATACAGGTAATAATTCTACTGATGGTGCTTTTGTTTATACAGGATTTAAACCTGCTTGGATATTATTTAAACAAACTGAAAATACAGGGGGTTGGACAATGAAAGATAATAAAAGGTCACCAGAAAATCCTGCTGATGAGAGATTGTTAGCTGATGATACCCCTGCTGAAAGCACAGGTGCAGACATAGATTTTTTATCTAATGGTTTTAAATGTAGAAGTCAGTCTAATGCAGTAAATGAAGTTCAAAACTACATCTACATGGCATTTGCAGAACATCCATTTGTAAGTAGTAAAGGAGTGCCAGTAACGGCAAGGTAGAATGTTAGGTCACGGATCATTAGCAGAGTTTGCGTTAGCCTCAGTAAGAGGTGGTGGTGTACAAAACGTAGGATCACCCTTTATTAGTGGAGTATCTTTTACAGCTAGTGTAGGAGATGAAACTGTAACAGCAGGAGCAACTATATCTCCTTCAACTAACGTTGCAACATTCAGCCTTGGAACAGAGGTGGCAACAGGTGGAGCAAACGTATCACCAACAACAGCAGGAGCTATTACAGTGAGTGTAGGAGAAGAAGCAGCTTTTGGAGAATCTTTCCAAAATCTAATCACCTTATCTACTGGATCTCCTGACTTTTTTATATGGAATGAGGTTGACGATTCACAAACAGTAGATTATTCTGACGTTGAACCAGGTAGCACAGATTAGGAGACATAAATGGCATCATCATTTTCAAGCACATTAAATTTAGAACTTCAGGCCAGCGGAGAAAACTCTGGAACCTGGGGTACAATTACAAATAATAATTTACAAAAAATAGAATCAGCGGCAAAAGGTTATGTTTCTGTAGCTATTGCCAGCACAACTGACACATTGGCCACAACTGATGGCTCTACTACAGATGAACAAAGTAATGCTATTATAAAATTAACAGGGACTTTATCAGGCGACACAACCATGAGTTGTGAGGCTGTAGAGACTTGGTATATCGTTGATGATGCAACAACTCATGGTGGTAATACTTTAACATTTAAACCTTCTGGTGGCACAGGGACAACATTAGTTCAGGGTGCTAAACACATTTTATATTCTGATGGTTCTACAATGTTCGATGTCTTGAACGATGCAGGAAATATCAAGGCCAACGGAACATTGACCGTGACAGGTAATACTTCTCTTGACGGTGGTAGTTTTGTATTTAATGAATCTTCTGCTGACTTAGATTTTAGAATCGAGGGTAATGGAGATGCAAACTTATTCTTTACAGATGCTGGTAATGACCGTATCGGTATTAAAACAAACTCACCTTCAACAGAATTACACGTTGTAGGTGGTGTTAAAGCTACTGGTGCAATTGACTTTGATGGTGGTGGATTTACATTTAATGACTCTGGTGCTTCTGTTGATTTTAGAGCAGAAACAAACACATTAGCAAACGCTTTCTTTATAGACGGTTCTGCTGATAAGATTGGTTTTGGAACAAACTCACCAGCCGATGCATTAGTAGAAATAAACCAAGCCAATAGTTCAGGAGCCATAGCTTGTTTGTCATTAGATCAAGATGACGAGGATCAAGAATTTATTAAATTTGACGGCACAACAGGAAGTGGTAGCACTGCTAGTGTATCAACTTCAACAGCTACAGATGGTAGTAAAGTAGGCGCATTAAAAATAAACGTAAACGGAACAGATCGTTATATTAGGTTCTACGATTCTGCAATATAAGGAGTTACATGCCGTTAACAAAACTGCAAATAGCTCCTGGTATAGATAAGCAAAATACTGAATATGGTGCAGAAGGTCGTTGGGTCGACTGTGATAATGTTAGGTTCCGATATGGTCTACCTGAAAAAATAGGTGGATGGGAGAAAGTTACATCTGATGCACTTGTAGGAGCAACAAGAGCAATCCTTACATATTCTGATTTAGGTGGTGTTAAATATGCTATCTACGGAACTAATAAAAAATTATACGCTTATTCTGAAAACTCTTATGCAGACATAACTCCTATTCGTTCCAGTGCAACTGGAAACATTACTCAGTTTGCAACCACTAGTGGGTCCTCTACAGTTACTGTAACAGATGCAAGTCATGGCGCCTTGATAGGCGATTTTGTTACTATTGCTAGTGTAAGTGGTGCTGTTGGAGGATTAACACAAGCTAACTTACAAGGTGAATTTGAAATCTTGACAGTTCCTAGTTCTAACACATACACTATACAAGCCCCAGCTAATGCTTCCAGTAGTGCTACAGGAGCTACAGCTAATGCAAGTTATCAAGTAAACACAGGAGCTGCAGTGGCATTATTTGGTTATGGTTGGGGTGCTGGTACATGGAGTACAAGCACATGGAACACTACTCGTGAAGGTTTGACAGGTGGTGAAGGTGTGCTATTGGAATCTTCTAAATGGGCCCTAGACAACTGGGGCGAGGACGTTTTAGCTTTACAATTTAATGGCGGATTATTTTATTGGGATACATCATCAGGATTATCTAGTAACAGAGCAGGCACAACAGAAGTAAGTGGTGCTCCTACTAAATCAAGATTTATGATTGTTTCTGGTGATGATAGACATGTTATTTGTCTTGGAACAGAAACTACAATCGGACAAACAGCTACACAAGATAATATGTTTATTAGGTGGTCTGATCAAGAATCAACGAGTGATTGGACGCCTACAGCAACTAACACGGCAGGTTCTTTTAGATTAACTGACGGTAACCAAATTAATACAGCAGTAAGATCAAGAGGTGCCGTCATGATATGGACAGACACAGCTTTATATCAAATGCAGTTTATTGGTGCACCTTTGACTTTTGGTTTTAAACAAATTGGTTCTAATTGTGGAGCAGTTGGTATTAACGCAGCGGTTGACGTATCTGGTAATTCATTCTGGATGAGTAATGATTCTTTTTTCTTATATGATGGTGCAGTTAAAAAAATACCCTGTAGTGTGCAAGATTATGTATTTGATGATATAAATGAAAATGTAAAACAAGATGTATTTTGTGCATCTAATTCTAATTATAATGAAGTTATGTGGTTTTATGCTTCAGCTAGTTCTGATCAAATAGATAGAATGGTGGCATATAATTATGCAGAGAATCTTTGGTATGTTGGAACTTTAGCTAGAAGTGCATGGGCAGATTATGGTGTTTATGAAGTTCCTTACGCTGCAGAGTTTGATTCTGCTGATACTACTTCTACTATCTCTACAATAAATGGATTAAAAGCAGGTAGAACTTTTGTCTATCTTCACGAAACAGGGAGCAATGACGACGGAGCAGCTATGTTAAATCACATAGAATCTGGTGACATTGATATTGCAGACGGTGATAACTTTATGTCAATCGGTAGATTCATACCAGACTTTAAAAATCAAATAGGCAATGTTGATGTCACAATGAAAACTAGACCATACCCCTCAGGATCACAAAGAACACACGGGCCCTTTGAAGTAACAACAACCACAACTAAAAAAGATACTAGAATAAGAGGTAGACAGATAGCAGTAAGAATATCTAGTGGTAATGTTGATGACAGATGGAGATATGGAACACTTCGTCTAGATATGAAACCAGATGGAATGAGAGGAACTTAATGTCATTATCTGAGTTAGAAGTAGCCACTACACAAAATAATCCGAATATGTTTTTTGGTAACGCAGATTTAAATCCACCTCTTACTGGAAGAAGAGGACCTTTTCCCGTTGGTGAAGGTGGTGGTTTAGCTAGTATTATTCAACCAGGGCTACTAACATCACTCGGACCTATACTTAACAGACCTCCAGGATTCGGTATATCACCAATGCCAGTAAAACCTATGCCACCATTTTTAGGGGTACAACCACCAATGCAACTCCCACAGATGCCAGATTACTCTAGTCAGTTCGAAAAAATAGGTGAACAATTAGGTGGCTTTGGTAAACAATTAGACGCACTTGGTAGTTTTAACGAACAAGTAGGTGGATTAGGCAAACAGTTTGAAGCAGTAAATAATAAATTAGATAGTTTAGAAAAAGGTCTAGGTAGTCTTGGTAATCAACTTGCTAGTATAGAACAAGGACAACCAAAACCACAAGAAGTGCAACGACCAACATTTAATCCTTTTGGTAGTCCTTTTGGTTTTGGTCTTGGTAGTTTATTTATGAGAGGGTATTAATGGCTAAAATTGTAACACCTCGTTTACCAGAAGCAACAGAGGAATATAGTAGAGAGCAAATATCTCAATTAGTTCAAACTTTAGAACAAGTTATATTTGTTTTAAATAATACTTACGTGCCAGAAACATTAAAAGAAGAAGAAGAAAGGCTTTCGTTTTTCTTATCATAAATGTCCAACATATATACAAATCATAAAGCAAAGTTGTCGACCACTAATTTAAC